GTACGCATGCTATCTAAAAAAACGCCTTGTGAGCGTGAACCCTTCTTGCTGTTGCATGGCTTACAACATGACACCATATTACTTATGTCTATGGCTAACTCAGGTGACTTACTCACTGGGATAATGTGGTCAATCGTCATGTCCTTGCCTTCATACCCACAGTAGAAGCAAGTCCATTGGTCTTCTGCCAGCTTGCGCAGTCTTACCTCTTTATACTTCCTGCTCAGTCTAGGGTCATTGCGCTTTGTACTCATTGCCAATTCCTAGTCTTTAGATGTAATGCAGCCTTACACATATTAGGCTCATCATACTCTGTTACTCCATACCTAGATGATACATAAGTCCAATACCAATAGAATTGCACATCATCAGGCTTACCTATGAGGTATGTAGTTCTACCTTGGTAGTAGCCATGATGTGAGCCATTACGAGCATCAGCTCTCCATGATGATTCTCTATAAACAATGTAGTTATGACATGCTTCTTGCTTTTCAGTAAGTTGTATATCAGCTAATTCTTTAAGTGTATGAATGGCATCTATTGAGCCACTATCTGCATCTGCCATAGGTATAGATAGAGCTATCCCAATAGCGGCGGCTACCCCGAGGGCTACGCGTCGGCGGCCCTCTGTGAGCCCCTTAAGGGCTCTAGCCTGTAGAGTACCAGAAGGACAAAGCACATTTTTAAAAGTGCTGGTCAGCCCGGCGTTTCTATCTTGAATCTGTGCTGTAAAATCCTTTTCCATTAAAGTGAACGGGAACAGAACTGTAAATCTTGCGCATAGTAGAGCCGCAAAACGGGCAATCAACGTCATGTGGTTCATTGATACTTAACTCCTTGTCATATCTGGCATTTGCCTCGCATAACTCGTTATCACATTCAAACTCATATATTGGCATTAGAACACGTCCTGCATGGGACATCCTTTAGTTTCCATGAGCCGCACTGGTTGCATCTCTCTGGTTCTAATTGTACAGAATCCTGCTGAATATCTCCGTAACCTGCCGCTAGAAGTAATTGCACCAAATCACCAAATCGCATAAAAGCAAGATACTCGGAAGCATCTTCACCCTGTCCATTCATACGACACACCACGAAAGGCAGTTCCCGATGAGCCGCCGCTCTCTTGGTGACTTGGCGCAACCACTCTAAGGGTTGGAAAGAACTCCTCGCTTTGACCTCAACATCGAACGGGACATTGAAGCAATCCTTTCCAGCACCTCGACCAACGCTTGCGTTTCTCCACCATTGCGAGAGATAGGCTGCAACCACTCGCTCAGTACGAAAGCCTCGGTCTTTTCTGTGTCGTGTCACGCACGTCCAGCAGAGTTAATTGTGCTACATTCTTCGCAAGTCCACTCATGCTTTAAGTACCTATCAGCCATCTGTGTTCTTGTCGGAAACTTATTGCATAGCTGGCAAATAAGCTTGTAACCCAGCTCTTCTAGTAACTGGGCATTGGCTATCAGATTAGCTCGCTGTTCTTCATTAGGGAATTCTTCCCAGTCACCATCTTGGTTCAAGAACTGTATGTGTCCCATTAGTGTTTTACCTGTGGCTTCCACTGTCCGGTCTCTTTATCTATCTCATACCAAATTGGGTCGCAACGCTCAGCATCTCCAAGTATTTGAGACATGCACTTCCAGTGACCCCAAGGCTTGTTGTTAGTTCTACTCGTTCCAGTTTTCCAGACTCTTGCCCCATGAATACAGCTCTCGTCCGGCATTGTGCCACCAAGTCCTGATTTCACCATCTCTACCGCACTCTCTAAAGTCTGTGCTTGCTGTGCTGGAGCTATAGTCCAAGGGTCGTCCTCCTTCTGTACTGGAATGTACTCGGTAGATGTTTGAGCCATCTTAGCCTTTACTTCTTCAATCTTAGCCTTTACTTCGCTATGCGCTTGAACCTTTTGCATGTCCTCGCGTGTTGGTTTCTTGTCTGTATCTAATACAAGGCTTAAAGCTCGGCCTACTGCCGAGGTAACTGTATCCTCCACATAAAATTTACGCATGGATTGTGGATATGTTGAAGCTACTCCAAAAGCATAATCAACACCGGCTGGCTGTGTATCTTCATGCTCGCGATAAACCTCTGCCATTGCTAGGACTTCGCCCTTAGCATTATCTAAGCTGATGACCTTCGTCACAATTCTGCCGCCTAAATGTAATTTTTGAAATCTTGAAACTCTGTCTGCAACAGTTTCATATTGGCTCAAATCAAACATAAAGCTCATTCTCCTCTGTTCTCAAGAATCCTGATAGAGCCGCGTATGCGCAGAGGTCGATGACATTATCGACTTTGTCAGTTTCCATGCTTCTTGCGATTTTGACCAGTGCCATGCACATTGCCACTTGATGAGGGTCAATCGGCACTTCGAGGTATGCAGCCCATAAGGATGCTGTTCTGGACAAATTGTCTGACGGGTGTCCGTAGTCCAGACCACGCTCATCAATGATGGCTCTTGCCTCGTTAAGGTAGTCACCGGCCTTCATCCGTTAACTCTCTGGAATTCTTCTATGCGTCCTTCAATCTTGCCTTCGTTTTTGCCATGTGTGTAAAAGATAAGGGCTATCAAGCCATGTGATGCCAAAAGAATAAGTTGCAAGATACTCATTATGCACTAACCGCCATTTCGTTAGCAATTATGCGATAAGCCTGTTCAAGCCCTACTGCAATGTTCTCGTACTTGTGAGCATCGTCGTTGTTCTTCATAGCCCAAGCAATGCCTGACTTGTTGCGCATTTTAAAAATCTCGTTGGACAGTTCCTTAAGTATTGCTGCGTTCATTTTCAGCCCTTTCGTATTCGGTATTTCCGTCTACAAAGAGAACTTTACAGGCTATGCACCAAACATCCACCCTTTTTTAATAACGATTTGATAACGATGTTATCCACATCCTCATCCCCAAAATCAGGTCTAGCAAACTCAGCCATAGCGTTTGCCTTGATATATAAATGACCCGTCCTTGGGGTCAATTGGAATAAGCTCAGGCGTAAAGCGCTTGTCAACTAAAGTGCCTACAACGAACCCCATCTGCCAGTTGGCATAGCCCTTTGTATAGCCCATACCCGGGCTGGAAAGGTCAACTAGGTTGCCAACCTCAACACCCCGCACAATGCGCCCGTATCGGCCTCCAGAGGCCTCAGAATGGGCTGATAGACCCAGCCTGTGCGTATGCCCCGACACGATTGATTTGCCCATGCGCATTGCGCCATTCAAGGCCGTTTGACCGGGCTTATTTGATAGTGGGAAAGCATCGCCATGACAGGTATGCCAGCTCGGTGCGAAGTCAAAGCCATTAGGATGGTAACGGATTCCGGCCTTGTCGTAGCCCATGAATTTGTCATAACGCAACTCCGGCAGATTCATAAATGCTGGCAGTCTGCGAGACAAAGACTTGTAAACGCGAGCGCCATGATTAGAACCCACTACGTCAGTAACTCCAAGGTACTCAAGAATCTCTAACGTCAGCTTGCGGTCTTCATCAATGTTGCCTTGTACCTCTTGCCAAGGTTGGGCAAAACCTCCAAGCTGAGGCAGGTCAATCTCGTCACCAATACATATAGTTTGGTGTGGCTTGTAAGCCCTTAAAAACTTTCCTAAATTCTTGACTGCTGCTTCGTGAAAGAAAGGCGCTTGAATGTCTGATATCCAAGCTATTCTTTTGACTGTCATTTAGTCCTCGTCGTCGTCCTCGTAGGGGTCAGCATCGATTTTGTTAGGAAGTGTAGGGAGAATCCAGTCTGGGTATGCCTGTTGGTCTGCTATCAGCCAGAAGGCGTGGGTCTCAGAAAAGCCAGCACGTCTTAGCGACTTGTAAAACTCATTAATAGCAATACAGTAAGCGTCCAGAGCAGAATAGGTATCAAGGTCAATAGCCTTCTTTGTTCTCGTAACAGGCTTCTTCTTGGCTGTCATGAGATAAGTGTTACTTACCTAGCAGCTCAATGATTGTTTCGACACGCGCTTCTAGTCTGGAACTCTTTATTTCCAATCTTGAAATTTGGTCTTTAATGCTTGAGCCGGAATTGGGCTTAAGTTCTGACAAGTAGTGCTTAATCATGAACTGGACATAAGCTGCAACGCCGCCAAGGATTGAGATGATAGCGACTGATAATGCCGCGTAGTCCTGAGCGGTCATCGTTTAGGTGATGCGTATCCAAATACGCCAGCTACGACTGCGCCCAAGATTGCACGATAGTCAAGTGAGAAGTTAGAGGTCGTTCCCCATACTGCTAGGAACGCTCCTACTGAAAGGATTGCTGGGTGCTTCATGTTCATGCTGTGCCGCCTAA